ATTATATATTTACACAAAAGTACTCTCAGCACTAGCATAAATAGATTCCACATAAGATAAAACATTTATATAATTAATATTTATAAAATCATTAACAGAATCATCACAAGTAATACTATCACTTACAGTAAATTCAGCGTCATATGTTTCTGGGTCTTCTTCTACCCAATCTATTTCTTCTCGAACATTAATATAAGCCATCAATTCAATTACATTATCATAATCCATACTAATACTATCTATACCTAAAGGTCCTGCTTCAGCATTATCATCAGCATAGAATATATCAAAATTAGGGAGAGTCATGGAATCAAAGGTTATCCCGATCTTACCCAAGATTGGCAATTCTCTAGGATCTGCCTCATAATCCATATAATTAACAACATCTACAAAGCGTATTTTAGAGCTACTTCTAGACACTCTAAAGATCAACTCATCTATATCAACAGCTTTTCCTATTTGAACATTCCCATTTTCGATACTAAAGTAATCATCGATTTCATTTCGAATTCCTTGATATATTTCTGCTTGTTGAACAGAGCCTTTATATGTTCCTATATTGACCATAAAAAATATATTAATTTTTCTATATATAGGGTCTAATATTTCCAATTCTAATTCTTTAAGAGCGATACTATCTAGGAAAGCTTTTAATCCTCTTTTAACGAATGTACTAATAATCCCCTCAAATCCACACACTACCAACTTTACTTTATTCGGTTCTATTACTCCGATATTAGCCCCTTCCTCCCAATTATAAGCTTTAGCCATAGCTATTCCAGAATAAGATTTAGCCATTTTCTCATAATCTTCTAGGGTTATTATTCTATCCATAGTTATACTAAAATCCGTAGGGGATGAGGTATTATCTATTAAAAGTATTTTAAACTTATCTTTAACGGAATTCCCATCACCGTCTTTAATATCATCAATAAATTCAATAATGACACACTCAGCGGTTTGAATATCAAATCCTTCTTTTAGGTTAGCCGCTCTTACGATAATCTCACTAATACTATCAGAGGGGATTAAATTTCTCCAAGTAGAGGGTAAGTATATATAAGTACCATCTTCTTCGATATGTACGCTAAACTGTCTACTAGGGTTTAGTTCATAGTATATATTTCTTACTTTTTCCCAATCCAGACCATCCACAGTAAAGGACACTGAATCCGTATCAACATTTCCTGTAGACACAAGAATTTTAGAGCCTATAATATCTGTAACTACGTAAGTTTTATAATTTAATTCCCCTAGCATAAGATCCACGTATAATCTGCTAGTATTTTCTATATATATAGAATCAGCCATAGACAAGAATGTGTAATCTACGCTATCAGCGGTAACTTTAAACTGTGTATATTTAGGGATAGAAATTACGGATGTCGCTCCACATTCGTCCCACATAAGATTAACAGTTATAACAGCCGAGCGTTTAATTCCAGGCTTATAGTTAAGTAGTTCATATATTTGTTCTCTAGCCTTAATTTCCTCAGTAGGAAGGTACATATTTTTAATATAATACTGCAAATAGTAATCTATTGTATGAGAATATGCTCCGAGCAAGGATATAATAGCTTCCCCAATATCATTCTCATCAAATTTAGTCCATTTACTGTAGTATATAGGACTAGAGGGTAATTGTATTTGTTCAATCAAATCTTGAACCGTAGTATCATAATCTCTTCTAAGTACAGACATCCCATATCACCCACTTTAAAATTTATATTTGAATATCCTCTATTTCTTCCACAGTAAATTCGTCATTATCATACACTACATTCTCAACAAAAGCTGGGGACTCTTCAAAATTCCCTGCTTCGAAAGAGCCTTTATTAGGTCCTGTACTACTACTAAATATCACACATCTATATCCAGCGGGTATTACTTTTCGTAACATTTTCTTAGCAAAATCTAAATCGGACACCAAATCAGTTTTAATTAAGATAACCCCAAATAGAGGCTGTGATATATTTACATTAGAGTATTCGCTTAGGGTTAAGTCATATACCTCTTCTTCAGTCAGCTCAAGTATTCTAACCATTTGTTTAATAGAGTCAAGAGTTCCCCGATTCTTTAGAATTTTATTGTAATATTTAAGTAATAATCTAAGTCTTCCTTCTGTAGATCCTATGGGGTAATCAATATCGAGAGTATCAGCCAACTTAGATAACAGGTCATCGTCTACTTTTCCCACGTTATATACATTTGATAGATAATCCATTTGTTCATATTGTTTACTCATAGTATAAGCAACCACATTAACAAGAGCTCTAAAGCCCTCATTAATAAACATATTATTAGGGATTAGAGATTTAATTACCTGTACACATTCATTATATGTTTTCATAATTATCCCTTCCTCCCAAATGATATAGTTACATCAACAAAATCTATTATCTCATTCCACTTACATATAATATCACTTGATGGATAATCAATAATAACATGACTTATAGAGTCATCTAATTTCTCAATACCTGTAGCCAACTCATTTCTATAAAATTCAAACCCTGGGTTTTGATTTTCCCAATCAAACTTATCTAGTATATAATTTTCAATAGTATCTTGAAGTTTTTGAGTATTTAACAAGTTCCGATTTAAAAATACTTCGAGCTCAATTGATAGGGGTCTCTCCTCAATTTTCTGTATTGCATACTCAGTAAATGCAGGTACTCTATCAATTACAACCTCATCTATCGCATCTTCCAAATCTGACAAATTAATTCCCAAGTCGATATAATTTTTATAGGGGACATAATATATTCTTTTAATTCCATTAACATCTTGAGCCACTATATCTAATACATAGTCTACTTCCGAGCTTAATTTAGAGTAATCCTCATCTGTGACTAGGGTATTAACTTCTCTAACGGTTCTTCCCAATATGCTTCTCATTAAATCAATACTAGCTGAATCCTGTCCTCCTAAGCTAACAGTAGGTTTAATAGTAATATTTTTAAATACCGCCTCATCAAACTCATTAAACATCTTATTATAGGGAGTAATCTCCGAAGTTAAGCTAACATTCCCTTCAACGCCTCTAGTAACTAGGTAAGATATATCAAGTTCTGTTTGATTTATTAAGGTTTTAAATCCTGGGGTAAATTTTATTAGAGTAGTATTATTTTCATATCTATGGATACTATATGTTTTCTCCCCTTTAGTGGATAGGAGAGCATCTTTACACTTTACCCATGTTACTACCCCATCCTTTATAACAAAGGAATTAGAAGCTATATTAGGGGCATCAATAATATATGTTCCTATTGAACTAATATTATTCTTAGGGAGGGTTAGATTTTTAACGAATCCCTCATAGCATGATATATAATTAGTACCTTCTTCTATCACTTCATCTTGCAACAAATTAAGGTATATAGTTTTATTCGTAAATTTATCATAGACCATGAAGATATGAACATCTTTAGTAAGATAAATTTTACTCCCACTTGTTAGACCGTTGGTATTATATACAATCTCCAAGATTGTTGTTGATGTATTATAAAAAGGAACTTCCACTCCCATTAAATCGCACATAGAGGTTATTGAATTATAGGATTTACTAAATCTTATTTGATTATTAATAAATTGTTTATCTAAAATATAATTAAGAGAGTCATAAAGATAGCTTGTAGCTGACATTAAGATAATCCCTGGGTCAGTAATAGTAAAGTCTGTCCAATCGGATGTAATCTTAGGGATTGTTCCAATAGACCATTCCATTATAGAGGAAAAATCCCTTGATAAGAAAAGTTTACTATCTATCACAGTTTCTTTATTCATTAGTAAACGTCACCCCTTGCTTGTTTGGTAATCGTATAATCAAATGATCCTGCTATATTAGAGCCTTTTAAATAGTAATTAACTTTCACAAAAACATTATTTTCATACGGCATAACATCAATATTCTGTATCCCAATCCTAGGTTCTAAATTATTAAAAGACTCAGTTAAAAAAAGTTCTATACTACGTGTAAGAGTAGGGTCAGAGGGTTCAAAAAGCAATGTCTCTAAACCAGATCCAATAGCGGGTAACATAGCGACTTCTCCCCTTGCGGTACTTGAAATAATTTCCAAGCTTTGATTAACTCTAGCCGAACCCTCATTCAAGCTAATTTTACCTGTTATTTCTGAAAATACACCTAATAAATTAATACCTTTACCTATTCGATTAACTTCTAAATCCGTTAGGGATGTATTGAGCACTGTTTATCACATCCTTTCAATTTGAGTTTACATTACCAGAGCCTGTTCCTACTGTATCCCCACAACTAAGGTTATCGCCTACTCTACATAAGGGTTTACCATTAACGAATACAGAGGGACTTCCTGATGAGGAAACTATAGCATTATGATAAATCACATTGTCCCCTTCTGTTTTAGAGTGCGGTGTAAAGCTATCTGTTACTCTAAGAGCCCCTCTCCCATTAACAAAAACATTAGTACTTCCTGATGTTGCAATAGAACTAGGGAAGCCATTATGCCCTATGGAGGTATCATTTATTCTAGCTACTGGTTTCATAATATTCTCCTATTTCTATATAACTTATTAGGGATTAAGGTCAATTCTAGGAGCTATCATATTTAAAGCATCCCCTGTTAATCTTACGGTAGTTCCTCCGATACTAAGTTCAATATAATCGGGGGCAATTTCAATTTTTGATGCCCCATTAATTAATTGAATACTAGTACCTATCAATTTAATCTGTTGTCCTTCTTTACCATCTATTTCAATCTTATCACTATCATAATATATAGAATGACCGTGAGGGGTTTTAAAGATTACTCCTTTACTGCTATCTACTGAATTACCTGTATACATTTCCGATGGGGTATAGGGATTTGCTGAACTTGTTACCCCACCAAGGTACACAGGGTTATCATCATCCCCATTTTCAAATCCTACCCATACTAGGGAATTAATTGGGGGTATTAAGAATGAGCCACTTTCTATATTAGCGAATCCTGCCATACAAGGGTCTGCCCAAGGGAGGTCTGATACCCCTACATAGTTATTAGCTTCGGAACTTCCCCCATGAATAGCGGGGATTCTAATTTGGATTCTTCCTTTACCCATTTCATCTATATTATTTTCGACTTTAGCTTTTACTAAGCCTACTAACTTTGAATTTCCTTCCTCGTTACCCATCTCATCAACGCTCATCTAATACCTCCTAGATTAATGCATCCAATTTAATAGTTTTCTGCCCTGGCATTTTCATTAAATTAAGTTGAGTTGTAAAAGTTCCCCCTATATTATGAACAATGCTCTTCACCATAAAAGTTCCCCCTGTATGATGAATACGCCCATCGGGTCTAAGAGGAATAATATTAATATAATCCATTACTTCAAAATCCGCATCCCCTACGATCTCTAGGGTAGTTGAACTTATTCCTAGATTATTATCAAACCATTGATTATTTAATTTTGCTTCAAGGGTTTCAGGGCTCATATTACCCCATACCGAATAACTATCGGGAACATTAGAGGGGACTTTCCCTTTATTTGAAAATACTTGAATTTTATTATCCCCCTCTAAAAACCCAGAGGATGTATTTAACATAGATGTCCCTGTACCTGTATATGAAGGAGAAAAATTTATAACTGATCCATAATTCCCCCCATTAATCACAAAATTATACTCCTTTTTTATTACTTTAGGGGTTTTGGGGTCTAACTCCCTGAAATAGACATTTACTCCCTCTGAAGTACTATTATGAACAAGTTTTACAGGATTCCCATTTCTAGTAGCAATAGGAACAATCTTATTTCTTATGAAATTCATTGCTGTCTCATTTTTCCTCTGGTAAGAAGTAGGAGTTTTAAGTAAATCGGTCTCAGCGAAGAATTTTCCTATTTTCCATCCTTCATCAAGTGCAATAGCTTTAACAATATTAGAAACCCTGCCCCCATAATCAGAGGATTTATAAGTTTTAGTTGTAACTGACCCAAACTCCTCATCACACAATCCCTTCAAGACATACGTCATAGTCATATCAGCATTAAATGTTGGAGTATAATCATGTACTGTTCCGACATATATAGGAGATTTTCCTCCTTGAGAATATCCATACTGATATCTAATAGGGTATTTCCCAAAATTGAGAATACTTCTAGCTAATTTCTGCTCTAGGTCATAGTCATTCCAATCTGTTAGGGTTATTTGAAATGTCCCCTTATATCCCATAGTTACGGTATTAACCATCGATCTAATAAAGTTTGGTCCATTCTTATCAGAATCGAAGGTAATATCTCCTAAAGTTACGGATATATATGGACTATAAGGCAACACAGGGTTATATAACTCAAATCCAGCCATTATCCTAAAACACCCCCAAATCCGTATAAACTAGAGGTATCGGGGATAGTTAGGGTTACTCCTACAGGGATGTCGTAGGGATCTATAATATTATTAGCTTCAGCAATAACCCACCACAGTTTTGAGTTCTTGTAAAACATATGAGCTATAAGATCTAATCTATTGAGGGATTTAACTCCCACGTTATAGTAAGAATCTTTTTCTGTGGTAGGTATTGAGATAATGCTAGGAAGTTCGTTATAAAAGAATCTCCCAGTATTATCAAAATATTTTTTATATTTCTTATATCTTGAATCAGAGCTATTATACTCAAGATTTTCTATAAGTTTTCTATCCAACATATAATACCCTCCTATTCATATTTCACTTGAGCGTCTGGTAATGTCAACTGTGTCTTAGTTATAGAGTCTCTTGTATTACTTGATGTTCCCAAAACAGCTTTATCATGATAATCCCCATAACGCTTGATATCTGTTCCATCAAAAACCTCATCCGCAGTAAATGAAACGTATACAATTTCGGTCAAGCTCAGACTAATATTAGCCGCTATATATTTCCCATGTCGAATAGGTTTTCTCCAAGTTACGTTACAGCTATTACAGTATGCTTTCATCCTAAAAAACTCCCCTACCATAACATAACATTTAGGAGGAATTACTATACCTTTACTATATCTTGGATATGTAAGAGCTTTAATTCTACCTACAAAGTTATGTATATGAGCATATTGTCCTTTAGGTTCATATATCTTTAGATAATCCTCATGTATATCAAAAGATAGATCTACTGTTCTAGCTCCACTTCCCGCATAAGAAGCTAGGGGTGAACTTCTACTCTTAATAGTAATAGGTTCAAACTCTGTAGAATGAGATTCTGATATCTCATCGGGGGTCATACCGTGAAATGATACGGTTCTAATAGGATCAAAAGTAAGGTTAGCTATCATAACCATATCTAAGTTAGCCTTTGGACTAGTCTCATAAGTTAATTTTTGAAGTTTATCCATCTGATCCCAATCTAACACTAGCTTATCTCCTTTAGCAGAGGAAGCGGTATTAAAATTAGTTCTAGAAGCGATCATTCGCTCATTATTAGCTCTCGCCAAATCTACAGGGATTGATGGAGGTGGAATAGGTACAGGTAAAGGCATTCAAATCTCTCCTTTCTACAAGAAATTTTTAATATTACTAGCATTAGTAGATATAACAGGCTCAGGTCTATATCTTGGATTCCCACCATTTTTTTGAATCCCAATCAGTTCCTCTATCTTACTAACCATAGTTTGTAAGATACTCACAACCTCGGGACTATCGGTATTAACTTCCAAACTTATATTATTCCCATTTTGAGCTACTGATGATACCCCCACAGCTTGAGAAGCCCCTAGTAATAATCCTTTAGCCCTTTCTCTATAAGCGGGATCAGTAGGAATAATATACTCCTCAGAATTCCCTTCTCCCATTAGGGATAGAGTTGGAGTGCTAACGATACCGCCTTTTCTATAAGGGGTAATTCCAGGACTATCCACATATCCTAGTAAATCATTTAACTCACTCATAGTTCTGTTTGATACTCCACTTTGGACATCACCACTAGACCCAGAGAAATATGATCCTATTGTATTATGTTTATAATTTTGAATCTTTTTAACTATATCATCGGGGCTCATATCTGCTATATTCATACCGCTTAAAGCTTTACTTACTATATTTGTTCCCCCACCATACTGAACTGAGGTAGACCAAGCCATCTCTTGAAGTGCTCTACTACGCATTACATCTAATCCCATACCCATTAATTTATTTGCAAAAGGAATGTAATATGTATCTGCTGCGTATTTTTGTTGAGCAATTGCAAATTTAGGGTCATTTGCTAACTCTTTCCACTTACTATCAAAAGATGCAGATGTTGGAGTTAATCCTGCAAAATCACTAGTGTATCCCATTGCTTTTATAAAGGACATTAAACTATTCCCAGCTCCAGCGGATGAGGCGAGTTGGTACATTCCATAGGATTTTCCCCCAAAGTCCCCCGCACCTGAGCTTATAAATCCTGGACCTCCATTGGATGTTTCGTATTTCCTCGATACTGCACCTAACCAATTACTAGCTTCTCCTGTTAAGCCTCCACCTCCTGAAATCCCGCCTGTAGTAGAAGTATCAAGCTCGGGGATTTTTCCGAGTCGTATAGCCTCTAAGATTTTATTATTCATTTCCATCATAGTAAGAGAGCCTCTCAGCCATTTTTTAGAATAATAATCTTGAGCTTGTTTAATAAGTCCAACGGTTTTATCTTCCATAGATTTTATTTGATTTTGTATTTTCTCATCTTCTGTTTCACCCTCTGCATTTCCGCTACTCCCTTGAGTAGTTCCCCCTTTAATCCAAGTCATAGGGTCAATATTTTTCCCACTCTCTTTAATTTCAAAATGCAAATGAGGTCCAGTTGACCTTCCAGTAGAACCAACGAGTCCTAGGGAATCTCCTTTATTTACATCCCCATCTTTTCTAAGAAATTTAGATAGATGAGCGTATAAAGCTTGCATCTTTCCAAAAGTAAGCGTAATTAGATTCCCATAGCTCCCAGCATCAGCACTATTAACAATTGAGCCTGTACTAACAGCTTTAACCTCAGTACCAAAAGGCATTGCAAAATCCACCCCTGTATGCATTTTTGATTCCCCAGTAACAGGGTGAACTCTCATCCCAAAAGGGGAATTAACTTGATAACTTCCACTGAATGGATAATCTCCACCCATAAAAGCCCCAAGCATTTCTCTAATACCATAAGGAGAAGTAATTTTAGGATTACCATCAAATGGATAATTTCCCCCTATATTATTTACTAGGGAATTGCTACTATCCACTGAGCCTCTCACGTTTGTTTCAGGAACAATATTTTGCCCTGCCAAACTTCTAATTAAGTTAGATTGTGGGGCGGGTATAACCATTTCACCCTTATGTAATAAAGTGGGGTAGTTATCATAGGGTACGTTGTCTTTACCCCCTGCTAAACTATCCCATGCATTAGATACTCCTGATGATACAAAATCCCATGCTTTAAAAGCGTTATCCAATAAATTTTTAGGGAAACTAGCCAGCTTATCAAATGCATCCTTTAATCCATCAACAATTCCATCAATTATCATTCCACCGACCTTTTTTAAAGCCCCTACTAAACCTTTTACTGCATCTGCGATCTTACTAGGTAAATCAAGGAAGAAGTTAACAAAACTATCTCCAAATTTTTGAAGTCCTTCTAATGCCAGTCCTGGTAATGGTTCTAAGAATTTACCAATAGAGTCCATCAAATTAGTAAATCCAGATGCTAAATTAACTGGAAGGTTAATAACCCAAGTTAAGATATCTGCCCCAGTATTAGCTAGGGTAGTAATTATTCCTGTTCTAATATTCTCAAAGGATGTACCGATAAATCCAACAAAGTTTTTAATGCCTTGGAATACTTTTTTGGGTAGGGATAAAAACCAATCAATAATAGCGTTGCACATATCGGGTATTATTGAATGTCCTACTAACATATCGTACAATCCCTCGAAGAATCCTACTATACCATCAATAAATCCCTTAAAGAATCCAATAATAGCTGCCCCTAAACCCATAAAGATACCAACTGCTGACTCACCTATTCCAACAAAGTTCTTCCACGCACCCTTCCAATCTCCTTGAAATATATCTACTACCATACCAACCACATGAGTTATAACACCAACGACATTAACCAAGGCACTCATTAATGGGGCAATTGTATTTAATAATCCATTGAATGCTCCTATAATAACTCCTACATTTATAGCTAGAAGTGCCCCTAATCCTATACCAATATTTGTTACTGCGGGTTCAATAGCTTTCCACAAATCTTGGCCAATAACTTTTAGTTCCCCAAATATTTTAGACATCTCATCCCATACTGGTTTAAAGTTTGTAACTATTGAATCAAAAGTCTTCGAAAACACATCTGTTAGGGGTTCAAATACTTTTGTGATATTCCCCCATAATTTAGACATATTAGCCCCAAAGTCAGAAAAGAAACTAGGCATAAAGTCATATATAGCTTTTGAGAAAGACTCCCCAAATATGCCCCCAGCTATAGCCCCTACTACCCCACCTATAACAGTTCCTACAGGACCAAATCCCATAGTGCCCATTAAAGCCCCTGCACCCGCACCCCCAGCGATAGATCCTAATAATCCACCAGTTCCTGTTACTGCGGTTTCAGTTTTCTTCTCAGGGGCTGCGGTAGCTACATCGGACGCTATCATCCCAGCACCGAGTAATACTCCTAATAAAGGTAATTTTTTTAATAAACCTTTTAGTATTCCACCTCTAGTAGCACCACTCGCACCCTCTGCTAATCCTGTTGCCGCACCTTCGGTAGCACCTACGCTAGTCCCCGCTATTCCTTGAGTAGCTGCTCGGGTAATACCCAATCGATTAGTAACTCCTCTAACCCCATTACCGACTGCCCTTCCTGCTCCTGTAACTAATTCCCCTGCTCCTGTTAATGCTTTCCCGATAGGACCTTTAAGCAAAGCTAATAATGCAACTGCTACAGCCCCATAACCCAGCATTTCACCTGGACCCATGCCTGTAGCCCCAGTGGTTTTATTTACAAGCTCTCTAAGGTAGTCATTAGCTAGTGCATTAGATTTAACCATATTCCCTAATTTTTCATCGAGAGGGGTATACACTTTATTTCTCATTGCATCATTTAACAAATCTATTGAGTTCTTAATTGCATCCTGACTTCTGACCAATGGTTGAGTAATTTTGGTATCATAATCACCCAAGTTTTTTAATGCCGCATCTAAATCAGACATGGGTTTCTTCTCCCCTGGTTTAGGAGGAGCTCCCCCACCACCTGAAAGCATAGACGTATAAGTAGATAACGCCTCCCTTCCGTTTATTCCATATATTTGTCCAAGAATAACCTTATCCTGAGTAGATAAGGTTATTCTTCCCATCTCATCAGGTTTTGGCATTATTTTTTGTATTTTATCCATATATTCTGTAGTAACTTTTGATAAATCCTCTTCAGTACGGACATTAGACACCCTGTCTTGCCAGTCTAAAAATTTCTGTTGGGTATCCCATAAACCAGCAAATGCTATCTGTTGTTCCGACAACTGAGTAGGATCTGCAAAAGCCAAATCATCCATATCACTAAACACTTTTTCGGTATTAATACCTGCTGCTTCAAAGGATGCTATTACTTTAACAGCCCCAGCCAACCCAGCGTTAAAGTCCTTCATACTTCTACCAGAAGTAGATTTAATAGTCTTTTCAAATCTACCTAAGCCTTGTGTAATCGTAGCATTACTTACCCCATAAGTTTGTGATGAACTCATTATTATTGCTTCCATCTGTTTTAAACCTTTACTAACTCCTTCCATATCACCACTTCTGGAAAAAGTTCTAGCAAAGTCCTTAAAGAATTCTGTCTGTGATAAATCTATGTCAGGTAAAATCTTTCGTGCAATAGCCAAATTCTCTGCTACTACTTGAATTTGAGCTTCCCCTCTAAATCCAACATCTATAGCTTTATTTGCTGCGTCATTCCATTCAGCAACTGATAATATAAATCCTTTAGGGTCTAACGCAAAGCTACTTCCCCATTGTTGAGCTAGTTCTATATTCCTTTTAGCAAACCGCCCGACCATCTCATTAGATTGTTTGAAGGTCAATCCCAAACTAATCATAAAGTCTTTATATGGAGTCATGAATGTCTTTTCTAAGTCAGCCCCTTTAGTAAACATAGACTGAACATTCCCTAATAAAGAAGCTAATCCCATAACACCCATAAATTTACCAAGGACTCCACTACCACCCATAGGAATAACCGTAGTTGAGCCCCCTCCTCCACTCTCACCCGCACTTGTGGAGGAAGGACTTGCATTTCCCGCATTTTGAGCGTTAGCAGAAATAAATCTACCATTAGCATCTCTTAGTCTATTAATAGAATTATTTAAGTTATTCCCATTTTGTTGTACAGTAGAAGTTAGGTCATCTATACCCCCACCCAAAGTATTTGTTAAATCCCCCAGATGGCTGTTCAACTGTTGTGAACTAGTCATATTATTTCTAATTATCTGGGTTTGTGATCTTGAACTTAAATTACTCATGCTTGAAATAGAGTCCCCTAAGCTTGCAAAAGACCTATTTAAGTCACCCAAACCACTAGTTACATCCGTTCTCAAATCTCGTACTTGTTGTTCAACATTATCAAAGGAATTCCTCATAGGGTCAAAAGCCCTAGAAAAATCCCTCTGACCACTTTGAGTAAGCCCTCTAATTGAAGTAATATTGACTGACTGTTCTAGTATACCCATAGTCTACCTCCGCTTAACCTTTCGAGGAGCTTTTACGCCACTATTTGCCTTTCTATTTGCTTCTTCTGCTCTTTCCTTCTCTACCATTTTTCTTTTCAATAACCTATTATAAAAATCTTTTCTTTCGAATATTGCCATCTCTTCTGTATCTCTATAGGTGATCCCAGGGATGTAGTAGGAAAGGTCAAACTGTTCTTCAGAAATCGTTTCGTTATATCTATCAAGCAATGCTCTACCTTCCTCAGTCTTCGTATCTGGTATGAAAGAACTCTGCCGTAATAGGCAACTCAAACCTCACTTCCTCACCACATCTAGGGCACTCTTCAATAATTTCAGTATCATATCCGACTTTAAGTTTACTAATTCTATTTTTTAGATATGATGTATCCATAACAGGTAATTCTTCGACAAGTTGTTGCTTATCATTTAGGGGTAATACTTTCCCATCCACAGTAGCTATATTAGCCATTAATCTATAAATATAAGCTATATCTCCTTTAGCTTCGGTGAATTTCTTATGGAATCGTTTAGCTTTAGTTTCAATATCATTCATCTCTTTAATTCTAGGGATTTTCAGAGCGATTTTATATTTAGTTTTAGGCAATTCAAACTCATCATAAGGTTCTTCGAATCCCTCTTCCAAGTAATTAATTGGAAGGTCATCCAAGTCTAGTTTATATTCCGAGGTTTCTTTACATGAGGAACATTTAAAAGATACTGGGTATATACTACCATAACTTACTATTCTCAATTTAAGCATAAGGAAATGTTTATCAGGAGATATAAGATCGTCAAGTTTAAGGTCTGAAGGTTCAATCAGACAATCTTTAAGAACGTAATTAATTGCATCAGGTGTAGAGCCCAGTAGGGTTTTCTCATCTGAGGTAGTCATATTTCTAATTGTTATTTCTGGTTTAATCCCATTAAGGATACCTCTAGAAGGTAATTCATGAGTTTCTTGATAAATTGCCATAATTATGATCTCCTTTTAATAATTATTTTTTTATTATTTGTAGTAAAAAGAGTATAGACATTAATCTATACTCTTCTCTTTTAATATATAAACTAAGTTTTAATATACAAACTAAGTTTTTTATTTAGGGGGTAATATAGTCTCCTCAGTAGTTGCAGGTGCTCCAACTGCTTCCCCTGTAATAGAAGAATTAGAAGAAGCTACTCTCCAACCCCTATCATAAGCAAGAGTTAAAGTGACCTTCTTAACCTCACTACCGTCCTGAGTTAAAGTATCGCCATAAGCTACCCCAGACGGCCATACTCCTTCCAGTTTCCATTGTCTTAGTTTAATCCCATCAGGTGAATATTCAGTAACTATAGCGTCCTTTTTATAGTCAGCAGCCAATCCCATCATATCTGTTTGAGGATTATACACTTTTACTTGCCAATTTCGAACTATCATTTCCATATCAGGATAGATATAGTCAATAACTTCTAATGACTCAGCTCCACCAAACACAGCCTGACCAGCATATTTCTGTCTTGAATTTCCATGAGCAATTTCAATGGGGTCAGTAGTGATATTTGGTAAACTAAATGTTGAGACTGCTAATGCAAACTTATGTGTAGCGTCTCCCTCATCATCCAATAAACCATTAATAGTAACCTCAAAATGGTTAGTTCTTTGCGGCTCCCACTCATATTTATTAGTTTGATTTGCTTTATGTAAATGTCCTAAAGTTTTAATTTCTGTCATACAAAATCATCTCCTCTCTTTATTTTAATTAAAATGCTGCGCCTGTTGATTTAAGAACAAAGTCTATTAATACAAATTCCGCTGTCTTAGTAGGTTTAAGAAGAATTTGCCCACTCATTTCATTTCTATCAATATTTAGGGGAGTTATTGTAGTGTTATCCATGATTACCTTATAATCATAGAGTCCTCTAGCACTCTTAATACCTTCTAAGAAAGGTGTAACCATAGCTTTCCATCTATCCCATGTTCTTGAATCATTCTGTTCGAACACAACATAAGCAGAGGAGATAGATACTAACTTTCTCACATAAAGCATCATCCTTCTAACATTAATTCTATCCAGAGCGGAATCAGTTCTCTGTAGGGTTCTCTGACCCCAAATTACGAATCCCTGTCTTCTAAAATTAATAATAGGATTTATTGCATTATCATTACCATAAAGTAAATCTAATTCGCCCTCAGAGAAATCCATTTCAGAGTCAAGCACCAAATTAAGATTCCCTCTGGTTAATCCAGCGGGAGCGAACCAAGGAGAAGCTATATCATCATTAACAGCAAAAGCACCCAACACAACTGCGGAAGGAGGACACCACATATCAGTAGCAGTTGCGGGATTTGTAACTTTTACCCAAGGATAGTAAGTAGCTGCGTATGAGCTATCAAGAGAAGTAGTAGGATAATCTGTTCCTGTTAACTCACCATTATGATATTTAACCACATCAGTAGCACTCAAACCCGCTGGGGGGTCAATAATAGCGAAGCAATCCGCTCTACTTTCAGATATTGCAATAAGAGCACTAACTACAGAAGCCTCAAATCTACCTGGGGCTGCCAATACATTAATATCAATCATATTAGGGTTAGCAAAAGCATTTAATCCCCTGACTCCTGTACCTATGACATTAGCTGCACTAAGAGGAGTTCCATCTGTACCGTCTTCTAATGGTGTTAAATCACTAGTAGGCATAGATTCAGTAGCTCCCAAATCAACTACATATTCAAAAGTATCGGATACAACATTACCGATATATTTAACATTATTCTCATCTAGGGAAGCTACAAAAGATTCTTTTAGGATAGTCCCATCATATATAGCTAATGTAAATGACAGGCCTGATATAGCTGTTACTTTAGCTGAATATCTATTCCCATAAGTACCTTTTTCTTTAAAAGTTATTGTCAACACTTCACTAACTACTGAACCTGCTGAACCTATAACTGTATTCTCGGAAGTTAGGTCTTCGGTGATTCCTAGGGAATTACTGCTAATAGCAATATTCATAGAGGTATCATTAGCCGCAATAGCTTTAGCTTCAAGAACCACATCAGCACCTGTTCCACTAATTAAGAAAAAGCCATTAATATTTATGTTATTGCCCATTGCTGTCTGAATTTTTCCTGAAACAACTGTAGCAGTATCACCTTTAAGCACAGGAACTGTTAAAGTTATAGCAGATCCTGTCATTCCGAAAGCTGCCACAACAACGCTTAAATTTCCGTTAGCGGTTACTGTATTAGGGGCTAATCCTGTAGTAGTGTGAGTAGAGGTAGTAACATTAGTGATTCCTAGAGAATTCCCATCAATAGCGATATTCATAGTACTATCATTAGCTGCTTTAGTTTTAGCTGTCAACTTAACAATAGGACTTACCCCACCAATAGTAAAGAAGCCATTAACAACACCGTTAAGAGCCAAAGCAGTTTTAATTTTATCAGCAACAGCGGTAGCGGTGTCTTCATCAGCTATACCAACTACAACATCCTGCTCTACAATTCCATCTGCGGTAACAGTAACTGTAATATCTCCAGAGCCAGTAGCTGTTCCTACTACTGTGACTGACTCTTCCTGAGCAATACCAGCCCCAGGGCAGACAACGGTATTAGTTTCTTTTTGAGGAACGCCTGGTCCTTGCCCATCGAATGTAGCAACTGCGTTTGATTCAGTGCCTTTAGTTTCTCTAACATACCAAAGCTGATTACCTTTAAGTAAGAATAACAATGCTGCGATAGCACCATAATCATCATCCAAAGGTTCTCCAAATATTCTAATAAAATCATTCGGACTAGTACAAAGAGTTGGTATTCCTACTGGTCCTTTAATAGCTGCCCCTACCATACCTACGATACACGTAGAAACCTGACCTACATAGGTACTAAAATCTAATTCTCTTGTTTTAACGCCTGGTGATAAGAATATAGGCATTTAACTACACCTCCCAATTATTTCTCCGTTTTTTATTTTTATTAATTATTTTTTTATTATTTGAGGTATATAACTTTTTATTAAAACTTTCCTCAATTCCTTCTAAAGAATTTTCAGAAATATTTTCACCTACATCAACAGACTCTTTAATCGTAACATTATCAAGACTTTCTATATTAACTTGGATACTACTCACACATTCTATGCATTCATCTTTATGTATAACAGGAATATTATTTTCATACTCAAGTTTTTTATTAATAACAATATCCTCTTCATCAATTAATAAAACAGGGATATTAACGACATCCTCTATACACATCTCAGCCTTCCCCACCACTTTCTTAGGGATGGGTTGAAACTTAGTTACTACATGTTCAATACCACGCTGACCTGGAAACATTTATAATCCCCCCTATTTATCAATTAAACTATCATCATCGGATTCCCCAGTATCCTCACCTTCTCTATAGATAACTACATTTGCTACCCCTTCATACTCATCATAAATATCCTCAGTATCAATATCTAAAATATTTACATACACCTTTTCAATAACACTCTTAGTAAATCTATCAATTCTATATATAATAGCCTCACTAATTAAAACTTCTATTGTTAATCGATAAATTCTTCCCGAGTCCTCAAACTCAGAAATGCTTGTATTATCTGTCACACTATCACTAACATTAACAGCCACTTGAGCAACGAAACCTTCCCATTCTTCAACATTAATATCAACATAGGGATATTCTAGTAAATATAGAAGTAATTCAGCGGTAAGACCATCACACAACTGTCTTTTAGTAGCATACACATCAATTTGATATCTAAGTTCTACTGGGACACCCCTAACATTTTTAGTAGGACTATTCATATCATCATTAACTCTATAAACTGCTCCAATTCGGATTCTAGGGTCATTAATAGTAGGTCTATTTATGGTAAAATCGGGGAGTCTCCACACACTAATAAAAGGCATAACGACTTTCCCATCATTTTGTTTAGCATTAATTTTAAAAGCTTCTTCAGGGGAAGCGAAGAACACTTCATCATAGACACCCTGAATTTTTTTATACATTGCTTTATCATAATAAATAAGTGAAATTTAAACCAACCCCTACCTTATTGTAATATTCTACAATTACCTACATATCTTTATTTATCATTAACAATTTTTCTATATGGGAAAGTTTTTTAATTCTCCATTCTTCTTTAAGAGCGTTGGATTTATCTCCCATATATTTTCTATATATAATTTGAATTGGTAAAAACGACTTTGTAAATTTTGCTCCTTTATTATTAACATGAGCCTCAAACCTTTTATCCACATCTTTAGCTATACCTGTGTACAATTTCCCACCTTCACACTCAAGGATATACACCCAGTACATATTAATTTTTAATGTATTCTATACTAATAGTTACCAGCCCATCTTTTTCAGGAATTGCATAAGCCTTTAGGTCTGTTTCTTTTATATCAAATTTAACAGAGGATGCTTTAATTAAAGTTCTACTTACATCATCATAATCAGTAGTTTTCAATTTCCCTAAGAAAATAATCTTAAAATAATTCTTATCCAATTTAACTTCTTTTAATTTAAGATCCTCAAGTTTAAACTTAGCTATTATATAAGCTTTATAATAGTTATAAAGTTTAGATATATCGAACTCTTCTGTATTCCCCTGTTCTTTTGATTGTTTCTTTTTCTCTATAATTAAGGATTCCATCACTTTAGAATTTTTATTCATTTTTATCCCCCTTTTTTGATTTATTCTTACCCCTATCTTCCAAAGCTTGCCTTTGTTCTTGATACATAGCAACGGTATAATCATCTCCATTATCCTCTGCTAATTTAATGATTGTGTCATAAGCTTTAATTAGGGTACTTAGTGCTTCTTTTAGACCTTGGGGATTCTTCTCAGATTCCATTTTATGCATTTTCTCAAGCATCGAAAAAATCTTCGCATCTTGAGCGGTTAATTCATCCCCATACTTATCATTAATATCTTTAGTACTTTGTTCTTTAGCTTGTTTATCCTTTAAACTTTCCAAAATGCTTAGTAATTTACCCATTAGAGTAGCCTCCTCATATAATTTTATTTATTTTTTTTGACATTAGTTGGTGTAGGTATAGGGTTTAATATTTCCCTTACAAACTTCCGATAATACTGATCTAAGTTTTTTCTCATATATTCTTGTACTTTTCTAAACAGAGGTCGGGAGGGCATTCGAATTCCCCCATACTCTACCCATCTAGCCACCTTATTAATTTTTACATTAGAGAAGGGATAGTACTCATTCTCTTTAAATCCCACAGCTATGTAGTCATATCTTCTAAACACTTTAATATGAGTTTTTAAGTGTTTAGTAGCTTCCCAAGTCTTATCACTTAGACCGTGAGTTTTCTTATAGTTCAAATAAGATATAGATAGAGTTTCCCCTTTTTTATAATTTCGTTTCTTACTAGGGTTCTTTGCTACAAATTTCTGTACTTCTTTCAGCCACACTTCCCTATATCTCTGTATTTCAATAGCTTTTTGTAATTCCTTCTGCATTTCAAAAGCTATAAATCTCATAAAACGTCTATAATCTATTGCCCCCAATTTAGGGGCAATATTCAGAATCCCAGGTTTCCACACGTATCCAGTAACAGTTATCAAAATTCCTACTGTTCCCGCCACCTCTTTATATTTTTGAATATTCTCTAATTGTTTTTTACTAAGCACTGCCATATAATTACTCCACCTTTAGGTATTCATATCCATCGGTATCATCCACTTCAAACTGTTCCAATCTTTCAGGGACTACCTTACACACCCAATAATTACCGTATACAGAATCTAATTTCTTATCAGTCACTCTAAACTTAGATTTTTTATTCCCTATACCCACGTATTCAATTTCCACTAGACAATTAGAATCTATTTTAAGGAGTCCTCCGTGTGTATTCTTATATATAGGTAAATACATAAGAATAGGTTTAATATCGGTATCTTCTGTAAACCATCCTAATTCCTTAAGTATTTTAGTTTTCGGTTGTTCATCTAAGATCACATGTAATCTCACAGGATTTTTATATTTATTGATAGGGTCATTGTATAGATCTGATGAGTCAGAGGAGCACTCATAAAAAATAACAGGTATTCCCACATGTTCTGCTGCTTCGGAGAATTGTCCTCTAACCAAATCATAATCTTTAGTAATTATATTTGCCAAACGAATCCACCCCTTTCTATGAGATTTTGCATAAAAAATACTCAATAGATTTCTCTACTGAGTATATATAAAACACTCTTATAATTTAGGTTTTAATACTTCCTAATCTTTATACCTTTATATCTTTAAACGCATCAATAAATTTACGAGCCTCATTCCTATCTGAATCTTTCTCAGGTTCGGACAAATCATCATAATCAGTATTCATCTGACATTCCCATCTATCTACTGCCCATTTAGGGATAGTACATGTTCCATCTGCATTAATAGTACTTTTAGAAAATAAGTACTTCATCCAACCAGACCACTGACTATGAGCTAACTCTGCCATTTCCTCCAATAATTCAGAGGATTCTAGGCAATCAGGTTGTTTCATTACTTCGGGGTAGCACTCCTCGAATAACTTTTTAGCGGGGTTATCTAAATTCATAACTAGAAATCCTTCAGGAACTTCCTTAACTTTTTTAGCAACCAAGCATAAGTAATTAGTACCTTCTTGTTCTTCTATTCCGTTAGGGGTTAATTTTTGGAGTTTATCATTACCCATAGTAATTTTACATATGTCCTTATCTTTCATCTCCCCCAAAAAATTCTCAACATAATTAAGTATTGTCTGAAAAAATTTGTTGTCTATCATAGAAATACCTCCGTCATATATTATTTTAATCCTCATCATTTATTCCAAACAGAGGATTTACAACCTTTACAGTTTCTTTAAACACTTCTTCTATACTATTACTCGCATCAATTTTACATATTCTATGCTCTCTCTGTTCTAATAAGATATAAGATTGACGGACATTCTCATGAAATTCCATACTTTCCGAGTCAATTCTATTTTTATCATATCCTCTACCAACCACCCTAGCAAGACCCTGTACCGAGTCAATATCATAAAAAATAGTCAAGTCAGGAATACATATATCAACAACCCTTTTATTAATACTATCGGTAAATCCTGCTCCGAGTCCTCTGACCATACCTTGATAGACTGTAGTAGAATCAATAAATCTATCGCACAATACGGATACTCCTGACTCAAGAGCTGGTTGTATAATATTCCTAACATTCTCATTTCGAGCTGCTGAGAAGAGAAGTAACTCTGTCAATCCATCTAGGGTATATTTAGTACTTAATAATATTTCCCTTATCTTTTCAGACACTTCCCCCCCACCTGGTTCCCTCATAAAAATATGTCGGATATTATACTTTTCCAAATATTTAGTAAGTAATCCAATTTGGGTAGTTTTTCCGCTACCTTCTCCACCTTCAACAGTTATAAACTTGCCTTGAAATGTCATTTAGGGTTCACCTCCTTTTGTACTGTAAATCCAGTACCTAATCTCTCATTTACCCCTACACAATATGCTTTTACCTTTTCTATTTCTCCTAGGTATTCTTCTCTACTCTTAAGAGGCTTACATTTACAAGATAATCCTTTAGAGGTAGGGATGTTCCATTTGTATACCCAGCAACTATCATCATGTATTATTTTAATCCACATATTCAATTTCAAGTATTCAAAATCAACTGGATAATTTTTATAAAAAGTCCGTGTTAGATTAGAGTTAGTAAATCCCAACCTAATTACTTCAACCCCCTTCCCACACTGGTCAAACCCTTCTTTATTCCCCATTCCCAAACTCTCTCCTTAATCAAATATTTTTTAAATTGTTTAAATAGTAATCGCATCCGTTTTTTAATGCTGTTTCAATACTATCAAACGACTCGACATAAACATGCTCCCCAGTCTGTATTTTAGTTATATACACAGTATATGTTATAACTGGTTTCAATCCTTTTAAAACATCTTTCTGGTATCCATTATCATTTTGATTAATAATGGAATATTCGATTGCATATCCTTTTTTAGCTACATCTTCAATGCTTATCAATAAGTTGCTCATAATAAAATTTCCTTTCATAGACTAGGCATTTTATTTAGGCATTAATTCTGGGTTTTCAAAAATATTTCCTACAATTTCAACCCTTCTAAATATATTTAAAAATTCATGCCACCACCAAGCTCCATATACAAAAGACCCATTTCTAAATATAACCTCTCTTGTATATTCATCCTCGTTATGTTTATATGCTTTAATAATATCCCTCTCAAATATTGCTCTACCATGCATATCTTCTTTCCCAGTATGACGTAATAATTCATATTGGGAAGTTACATTTATGCCTGATTGATATATTTGACCAGTGCTTAAATCATAATTAAGATTTTCGGAATAACTTCCTACAAATCGTTTGTTTCCTTTATCCCATATTTTATATTTCATTTATAATCAGCCCCCTAGGGT